TACAGTGTCTGCTGGTGGTAGTTTAAGTTTAAAACCTTACGAGCCTGTAGGACCAAGAGCACAAACGTATGGTTATGGTTGGGGTGTTGCTGGTTGGGGTGATGGTAACTGGGGTGAAGCTGCAACAGCTTCTGATGTATCTCTAGAGCCGGGACTGTGGTCATTAGATAATTTTGGAGAAGTATTAATTGCAACTATTGCAAACGGTAAAACATTTACATGGAATGGTGGTGCAGCGTCTGCACTAAATAATCGTGCATCAACCACAACAACAAGTTTTGAAACTAATAATAACCCAACAGCAAGTAGAATTACACTTGTATCACCAACAACTAGACACTTAATACATCTTGCAACGGAAACAACTATTGGTAACACAGCAACACAAGACGATATGTTTATACGGTTTTCTGACCAAGAAGGAATTAATACATACGCACCTACAGCAACAAATACTGCAGGTACACAAAGATTGCAAGACGGTACAAAAATTATGGGTGCATTAAAAGCTAAGGAGACAATCTTGATATTCACCGACAATGCTTTGTATACAATGAAGTTTGTCGGTGCACCATTTACATTTGGATTTGAACAGGTAGGTACAAACTGTGGTTTGATAGGAAAAAACTCAGCTGTAGAAATAGACGGTGTCGCTTATTGGATGTCACCTAAAGGTTTCTTTGCATTTGACGGTACAGTAAAATCATTACCGTGTACTGTAGAAGACCATGTGTTTGAAAACATTGATACTACAAAAGGACAACAAGTAAATGCAGGATTAAATAATTTATTTACAGAAGTCATTTGGTGGTATCCAAGCGCAGGTTCAGATTACAATGACAAATATGTTGTACTTAACTTTGGCGAATCTGCATTAACTAAAGTTATAGGTGGTGTTTGGTATACAGGCACAGAATCTAGAACTAGTTGGGTAGATGCAACTATTTATCCAAAACCTTTTGCAACTAAATATGATGTAAATTCTTCAGGTACCTTTCCTGCTATTGTGGGCGAGTCTGGTTTAGGACAAACTACATTATTTGAACACGAAGTAGGTACAGATCAAGTAAACCCAAATGGTACAACTACATCGGTTACATCATTTATAAAATCATATGATATAGATATTGAACAAAGATCTAGAAACCCAATAGCTCCTGCTGTTGCTGGTGAAGTATTTATGAAGATGAGAAGATTTGTACCTGATTTTAAATCATTACAAGGTAATGCAAAAGTAACATTAGGTGTAAAAAGATATCCACAAGAAACTCAAACTAATACAGCATTAAGTCCTTTTACAATTAACTCTACTACAATTAAAAAAGATACTAGAGCCAGAGGACGATATATAAATATTAAAATAGAAAACGATACATCTAGTGAGTCTTGGAGATTTGGTACTCTTAAATTAGATGTACAACCAGATGGTAGAAGATAATGACTAAGATTAATATAAGATTACCAGAACCAAAAGAAGAGTATGATGTATCAAACCAAAAACAAATTAACAGAGCTTTGACTATTATGAAGGATCAATTAAATTCTACATTTTTAGATGAAGTAAAACAGGAGCAGGAACGAGTGTCCTGGTTTATAGGTGGCTAACGTATTTACAAACGCTAAAAAAGACTTAACAACGAATGGTGTAACCACTGTATATACAGTGCCTGCATCAACAACTGGTATAATAAAATCAATATTAGTATCTGAGGACTCGGGAAACGCTGATACTATAACTTTGACCTTGACAGATGCATCTTCAAATGTATTTAGTTTATATAAAACCAAAGCTGTATCTGCCAATGAAACAATAGAGCTGTTATCACAGCCCATAGTTTTGCAAGAAAGTGAGGCTATAAAGGCAACTGCAGCCACAGGAAATAGGTTACATATTGTACTTTCTGTGTTACAAATAAATAGGGAATAATTATGGCTTTTAAAGAAGAAGGATCAGTCGAATACATAGAAGTAGATGGTAAAAAAGTACCGGTAGTTCAGTGTGAGGCTGAAGTTGTATTAAGAAATACACAAACAAACTATGAGTATGGCTCAGACCAAGAAGCTGAGGACGATATTAACAACCCAGATACAGACACACAAAGAGAACATATAACAAGGTCTGTTAAAATAAAAGTAGCTAAGATGCCATCTTTAGGTGCATCTTCTGATAAGGACGAATAATGTCAATATTTAGTGCACCATCATTTTACGCTGCGCCTGATAGACAAACATATAGTGCAGGTAATTATTTTATACCACAAGAAAAATATACTTTTGGTGGTGTGCCAAGATATTTAATGCCGTCTGGTATTACAGCAACTACTGCAGCAAATGCGATACCACCTATCCTACCTATAAATCAAGGTGGCGGTGGAGATGGAGGCGGTGGCAATATTACTGGTCCAGTCGATAATTCTGGTTTTGATTATGAAACAGATGCATATGGTTTAGATGATATGTCTGCAAAAGATAAAGGTCTTACAGAGGAAGAACAAGAAGCATTAGATAATATGAATAATCCCGGTCTTACAACAGGTATGAAAGGCACACTCGCTGGTATGTTTACAGGATTTTTTAACCCACTTACTGCGATAGCTAGTTTAGCTTATCAAAGTAAAAAACAAAAAGAAGCTTTAGAAGAAAAAGCAAGGCAAGCAGCTATAGAAGCAGATTTTCAAAGAGAGGCTGCTAAAGGTAATCGGGGCGCTGATTTTACAGGCGGAAGATATGATGGGGCGGACACTAAATCTGATTATGATGCCGACCCAACTGGTTTTTCAGGTTCATCTAAAGATGGTGGAATTATAGGTTATGGAGGAAAAAGTGGTACACCTAGATATCAACAATTTATGAATGGAGGACTAGCAAACCTAGTCGATATATATGATTGATTATAACTTAAAAACACTATACAAAGAGGATTTAGACTAAATTATGGCAATATCTAGAATGCAAATACCAAGACAATTACGTGCCGGTGGCGGAATTATGACACTAGAAGAACCTAGACAAGGTTATTTTCTAGGTAAAATTGTAAAGAAAGCTAAACGTGCTGTTAAAAAAATAGTTAAATCACCAATAGGTAAAGCTGCTATTATAGGTGGCTTAGGTATGTATGCTGGAGGACTTGGTCCTTTTGCAAATTTAAAAGGTGCAGGTTTTTTAAGAGGGGCAGGTTCTGGCCTTTTGTCAGGATTAAAAAGTAAAGAAGGTTTCTTAGGAACAATAGGAAATGCATTTAGAGTTGGTGGTGATCCAACAAAAGGATTTAGTGGTTTAAGATTATTAGGTGGTGGACTTGGAGCTGCTGCAATTGCTGCACCGTTTTTCATGGGTGGTGGTGACGAAGAAGAAGTAGATGATACACCATTCTCACAAACACCAGACAGTATTGCAAACATAGTTAGTATGGCTAGAAACCAAGATCCAAGTTTAAGATTTTTACCTAAACCAAAATTTGTAGATAACTTCTACGCTGCTGAGGGTGGATTAGCTGACATACCTAGAGGAGGATATAGCGAAGGAGAATCTGTTTTATCAAAAGAACAAATGGCAATGATATCTGATATGAAAAACAAAGGCATGGATATGTCTACTATAGAATCTATGACAGGTGCTACAGCAGAACAAATAACTAATTATTTATCTTCATTAAATCAAAAAGACTACAGAGAAGGTGGTTTTGTACCACTAGGAGCTGAGGAAAGAGCTGACGATGTACCGGCTAGACTTAGCAAAAACGAATTTGTATTTACAGCAGACGCTGTAAGAAATGCAGGTGGTGGTGATATAGACAAAGGCGCTGAAGTTATGCAAAACATGATGGACAATTTAGAGGCAGGTGGTACCATATCAGAAGAGTCGCAAGGTATGAATCCTGCACAAGAAATGTTTGATCAAGCACAAATGATGGAGGGTAGATTAGCATAATGGCATTACCAGATTATTTACAAGATACGGCCAAAGATTTTGCCAAACAGTTAACGGCAACTACATCAGTACCTATTAACACTGGTACATTTACTGGTAGACAATTTGTTGCTGGTGAAGACCCAATGCAAACACAAGCTATTAATTTAGCTACACAAGGTGTTGGATCTTATCAACCATTTTTAACAGCAGCACAACAAGCTGTTACAACACAAGCAGGATTATCTGGCCCACAAGCATTTCAACAATTTATGTCTCCGTATCAACAACAAGTTATTGATACAACATTATCTGATTTTGATAGACAAGCTGCGATAGGTAGACAAGGGATCAGGGACCAGGCAGTCACTGCAGGAGCTTTTGGTGGTGGTAGAGAAGGTGTACAGATGGCAGAATATGATGCAGGTAATTTAAGAAACAGAGCTAGTTTACTTGCACAGTTACAACAACAAGGATTTACACAAGCTAATCAATTAGCACAAAACGCATTTCAACAACAAGGTAATTTAGCAGCTCAACAAATGGGTCTGTCTAATTTCCAAAGAGGATCGTTAGGTCAAGATGTTTCTGCATTAGGTAATCTTGGTGCATTTAGACAAGGTCTAACACAATCACAATTAACTGCAGATGCTACAGCTGCTAGAACCGGTGCATATGAACCTATAACTAGATTAGATCAATATGGTGCTGGTCTTGGTAGACTTGCAGGATTTGGATCAACAGCAGCACCAGTTGGTGCAGCAACAACTGATCCGCTTACAGCAGGTATAAGCAATGCTGTTGGACTTGCAGGTATATTCGGTAAACTATACGGTAATAGATAATGAGACCATTAAATAGACCAATGTTTAGAAACGGTGGGCCTATCAAAGAAGGTATCATGTCCGGTATGAAAGAACCACAAGCTATTAATACTGTGGGTAGTCCTTTTGCACCTAAAGATGCTAGTGGTCGTCAAGGTTATGCTGTTCCAATTGCAATGTTATTAGGAATGGCAGGTAGGGCTTTAGCTAGACCACTTGGTAAATTTGTTACTAGACAATTTGCAGGTCCTGTAAGACAAACCTTAACAGGTAAAGGAGGTCAAAAATTATTAACTTCAAGCAAACCTATTAAAGGAGGTTTTCAAGCAGAAAAATTTGAGCCAAATATTGCAGGTAAGTATTTAATGCAATCACCAGAGGGTAGGTTTATTATGGGTGCCTCTGGAAAAGCAGGAGCTGCTGGTAAAAAAGTAATGGGTGTAACTAAATCACTTGCTAAATCTCCATTAACTGTTGGATCTGTTCTTTACTATGGTGGAGGTGCATTACTACCTGATGGTACACCAGATCCTGAAGATCCAAAAAATTATAAACCAGCTGATAAAGTTGGTACATCTGGAGCACCAGGAGGCGGAGATCCAGACATGTATTTAACACCAAAACAATCAAAAGCTGAAGCTGATAAGATTACAAAAGATAGAATAGAAGCAAATAGAAAAAGATATTACGAGCTTATGGGTGTAGATAAAATGCAAAAAGATGCAGTCTATGACACTTTAATAGATGCAAGTAATCAAATAAGAGAAGGTGGTACAATAAAAGACCAATTAAAATCTGGTAATCTTGTTAGTAGTGTTATTAATTCACTATCTAAAAATCTTGATAAAAGTGTTGATCTTAAAAAACAAATTGATGCTGCGATACTTAAAGGTGAAATTACAAAAGATATTGAACAAAGTAAAATTCCTGACAATATTAGAACAGCAAGAATGTTAGGTATATCTGATAAAGAATATAGAGATAAAATTTTAGGTAATGAATCTCTTAAAGATAATTTAATTGCTGCTTACAACAAACAAGGATCTTTCCCTTCAGGAAATCAACTAGCAGGATTTGCAAGAAACAGTGGTGTTAATATAACTGGTGTTGAAGATTCAGAAGCAGTTAAAGATTGGATGGAAGCTAACAGCAGTAATGAAGAAGGGTATATACAATCTTTAGTAAAAGAAGGTAAAGTTCCAGATGGAACATACGTTATCAATAACAGAATATTCCAAGTTAACGGTCAAAATATAACATCAATTGTATAGGAGAATAAATGGCTTCTATCTTTGGCGATAATAAAACACTCCTGACATCAGGCAACAATCAAAAAGTTGGTACACTAGAGTCTGTATTGTCCGGTGTTGCATCAGGTCTAATTGCAATACCAAAAGGTTTCTTTTCTTTAGGTGGTACATTACTTGATCTTGGTGTTGATAAAAATAGAGCAGCAAAAGTAGAAGCATTCTTTGATGATCTTACAGAGTTTGATGAAAAAGCAGAAGCAACAGCTGCTGGTAGAATAACAGAAGCATTAGTTAACATTGGTATACCTGCTGTAAGAGGTATGAAAATAGGAGCAAAGCTTGCGGATGATGCAATGCGTGCCGGTAGAAATAATAAATATTTTAAATTATCTAATCCAAATTTAAAGAAAGGTGTAGATGAAGCATTAGAATTAAATGCACGAGGTAAAACAAATAAATTTATTGCAGGTGCATTAGGTGGTGGTGTTGCTGAAGCTGTGTTTGTTGGTGACGTAGAACAACTTGGTACTTTTGGAGATTTTATCGGTGGACCAACTAAGGTAGATAGATCGTCTGATGATGACCCTACAAGAGAATTATTAAACAGAGTTAAATTTGGTGTAGAAGGTGCACTATTTACAGGTATCATAGGTGGTACAGGTAAAGTTGTTAAAAGACTTACAGACAGAAACAAACAATTAGATGTAGCGAACTCAAAACTAGATGCATTTATAGATAAAATTGCATCAGGGTTCAGGGCACGTAGTGGTAAGACTCAAGAATTTTTTGACATAGAAAGAACTTCTGTTGGTGAAAGAGCTGCAGATGCTGCGGGCGCAAGAAATATATCTAGAGAATTAGATCTAGCAATAGACAAAGTGTTTCCGCCTATCAGAACTGTAATGAATCAAGCAGAAGCTCAAAAAAGAAAACAAATGCTAACAAAAATAAATGATCTTTTATTATCTGGTAAGGCAGAATTAGATGATCAGGGTGTTGCTACATTTGGTAAATTAGATGATGCAAAGAAAAAAGCATTGGTAAAAGAGTTAAAAGATATGAAAGTAGATGATCAAGTTGTTACAGACATACTTGCTAATCTATCTAGCATAAGAGGAAGATGGGCTGATTTGTTTTCTAAGTTAGGAAGATCATTAGGTCAGAACGAAATACAAGAATTTAAAACTTTGTTTGGCAATAAATTTAAAAACTACATAGGTTCTACTTATGACATATTTCAAAATCAAAGTATCTTTCCATGGGTAAGATATAAACCAACTAAAGAAGCAATCGACGAAGCTAAAGAAGTATTTAAATCTAGCGCAAAAGAAGCTGGTGAAGAGATGACAGATCTTCAGGCAGAACAAGCTGTAACCAGAGTATTAAAAACTGCAAGACTTCCAAAAGGTATTAGAATGGATAAACCATCTGATGCTATATTTGAAGTCCCTAGTTTTTTTGTAAACAGAACTACCCTTGATGATGTAGTAACAGCTAGAGGATCTGCATTAGTATCTGCAGGTGCAATCAAAGAAGCTGATAGAAAAGTATTTGAAAAACTTTTAGGTAAACAACAAAACCCTATGCAGACAATATTAGGTGGCACAGCTAAACTATCTATGATTACAAGAAGAAATTTATTCTTTCAAGATTTGTTAAGAAAAAATGATGAGCTGGTTGCAGCAGGTAAAAAACCTATGTTTGCAAAAACTGCAGATGAAGCAAGACTGGTGTTTGGTGATGACTATCAACAGATAAGAATTGATCAGGCTAAAACACTTAGCGTTGCAGCTAAAGGTGGATCTGTAAATCCACTTAATGAATTATATACTACATCAGGTATGGCAAAAGCTTTAGAAGGTACATCACTTTCGTTTGACAAAGCAGGCATGTTGGGCCAACTCTATCAAAGCCTTATACTATATCCAAAAGGTTTATCACAAATAGCAAAAACAATTTTATCACCAGTAACACATGTTAGAAACTTTGTAAGTGCTGGTGCATTTGCAACAGCAAATGGTATCATACCAGATGGCCAAGCTATTAAGACAGCATATCAAGCATTACAAACACCACTAAAAGGTACAAGACAACAAAATGATTTATATGAAGAGTTGTTAAAACTAGGTGTTGTAAACTCTAACGTAAGACTTGGAGACTTAACTAGATTGCTTGAAGATGTAAACTTTGGTGAGACTATGACATCAGACAAAGGTCTTAGAATGTTACTCAAACCATTATCAAAATTAAAATCTGTATCACAAGATCTATACACAGCTGAAGATGACTTCTGGAAGATAGCATCATGGGCTATGGAAAAAAC